GGCGGACCGGCGGCTCCTCACCATCGAACCCGTCACCTGCCCCTGTTGCGGCGACCTGCGCCGTGTCGTTGACGACCAGGGCCTGTCGTTTCGGTGCCCGCATTGCACCGACACCGTCAACTGGTGCCCCGTGTGCAGCTCCGTCCCCCACCACGAACCCACCGAACAGGGCGAGTCGTGACCCTGCCACGGCTCCGTGGACGGTTGCGTTCACTCCTGCACCGGTCAACCCCCGACGATCACCGCTGCTGGTGGGGTGTCGCCAACGGCGCCAACCGCTGCCCCCACCCCGTTGACGGGCCCCACATTTTCTGCCGTCCGCATCTTGACCTCACGCATCACATCAACCAACTCCACTAAGGGGACACCATGAAACTCGGTGACAAGTGCCGCGACATCATCTCGGGTTGGGAAGGTACCGCCACCGGGCGTTACGAGTACCTGAACGGGTGCGTCCGGTGGGAGATCTCCGCCGCCGACAAGGACGGCAAACCCGAAGGGTTCGTGTTCGACGAACAACAGATCATGGTCGTCACCGAAATGACCGGGCGGGTCGCGTCGACACCACCCACGGGTGGGCCACGTAGCAACCGCCCCGTGTCCCGATGAATCCACCCATCAACCGACCGAAAAGGGGAACCATGTTCCGCAGAGTTCTGATCCTGACCGCCGCCACCCTCACCCTCCTGCTTGCCGCCGCTGTGGTGCACGCCGACGACCGGTACGGCATCGACGACTGCTACTCGAGCGGAAGGGGCGAAGGCGACCTCGTCTTCATCACCCCCGAAGGCAAAGCGGAAGGCCTGTACGTGCAGATCGTCGGCCTCGACCGGAAACCCACCACGTTCATTCTGGTGCTCCCAGGGGAAACCTGGCAGGTCACCGACGGGCAAACCGTCATCGCATCCGGCACCGTCGACATCTCCGACTGTGACAGCACCACCACGGAACCACCTGAGGAGACGACCACGACGCAGCGGCCACCCATCGACGGCTGTGATCGGGTCGAATGTCCTCCGAATGGGCCACCCGTCCCGCCCGACAATCCGCCGGCGCCGTCACCGCCACCGGACACCCCGACGACGACGATCCCTGGGTTCCCCGGCACCCCGGATTGCCCCGGTGATCAGGTGCAGATCGGCACCGACGCTGACGGTAACGCCCTGTGCGAGGCGAGGGTTGGGAGCGGTTGATGATCGGCGCGGACTGGCGAGTGCATTGCAACGAATGCGGATGGGCAACAGGTCTCGTACTGGCGGTCACCTCCGCCGAGTTCGAAGGCTTCGTTGACCGGGTCGTAGACCACTACCGCACCCACGGCATCGACCTCGACAGATCGGTGCTGGTTGACCAGTGCGCCGAGATGTACCGGTTGAGCCCGGTCAGTCCCACAACATCGGTACCGGTCAAACTGGAAGGTGGCGTCATTGCGCGGATCAACCACACCGAGTGGCCGGACGGGATGAGCATCGACCCCCGGTACGTGCCATGACTGCGGCGGCGACGAGGGCGAGGAAGCCGCCGTCCCGGAAGGACCCCCGATACGTCGACTACATTGAGGAGCAGCTACTCCTCGCCAAGTCCCGCATCGATGAGCTCATGGCGTTGGGTCCGATGCCGTCACGCACCAGGGAAGCATTGGACAACCTGCTTTGGATCGTCCACAAACTCGCTGAGGCCGGCGACCCGTTCGGCAAAGGCCGGGCACTCGAGGAGGGTGGCATGTCGAGTCCACGGGGCCGGTACGACCAGCCAACCCCGCACCGCACCGCCGAGGAATCAACGGCGTACCGGGCTCTGTTGCGTCTCACCGGGGACATTGAGCACAGCACCCGGGTCGCCGAATGGGTGTACGACGGGCCACCACCACGTAACGGTGACACCAAACGGCGGCGGCGCCCGGAGTGCCCGTCGACACCGCCGTGCCGCAACGCCCGGGGCGGGACCAGGCGGCAGGGTAACGGTGACGTGTTCTGCGGCGGCTGCGGCACCCCATACCCGGACACGACATGAGCCGGCCCCGTCTCCTCGACCTGTTCTCCGGCGCCGGTGGCGCAGCGGTCGGTTATCACCGGGCAGGGTTCGACGTCACAGGTGTCGACATCAACCCGCAACCCCGGTACCCGTTCGAGTTCCACCAGGGCGACGCCCTCGAGTTCCCGTTGGACGGGTTCGACGCCATCCACGCCTCCCCACCATGCCAGCACCACACCCGTTACCGCAACGCCGTGAAGGACATCACCGACCGGTACGACGACAACTGTGCCGCCACAATGGCCCGGCTCACCGCGACGTCTACCCCAACGGTGATCGAGAACGTCCCCGGTTCACACATCCGGCCCGACCTGATCCTGTGCGGATCCATGTTCGGGTTGGATGTGATGCGCCACCGCTGGTTCCAGCTCGACCACGCCCCACTGATGCTCGCCCCGGCGTGCAATCACAAGGGGTGGGCGCGCCGGTTCAAGCCATCAACGGGCCGAGCCAACCTCCGGTACACGATCGAAGTCGGGGCGTGGAACGAGACGCTCGAGGATCAGAAGGCGGCGATGGGTGTCGACTGGCCGATCACGGTACGGGAACTCTCCGAGGCGATCCCCCCCGCTTACACCGAGTTCATCGGCACCCAACTGCTCGCCGCCCTCGAGGTGACCCGATGAGTGGCATGTCACGGCGCAAAGGCCGCCGCGGGGAGAACGAGTTGGCCGCCATCCTCGCCGAGCTCGGCGCACGCCGTGTCTCCGAGGCCGGGTCACCTGGCCCTGACATTGCGCTCGGGTCCGGGCACCTCATCGAAGTCAAACGCCGCGCCACCACCGACGGATTCTCACTCCCCGAACGTCTACTGCGTGACAACTCCATTGTCGCCCTCCGCGCCGACCGCCATGAGTGGATCCTGTGTATGCGACCGGAAACGTTCATCGACATCTACCTGGGGCAACCATGAGCTACCCCCAAATTGGCTACATCATTCGTGACGAGAACCCACGCAGGAAACTGTCACCTGATTGGTATCGCACACAAGGGGAGGGGTTCGCCGCCGCCCACTGGTTCAACGACCATTTCACTTGCAACACGAAATGGGTAATCCGCCTGTCGGATGGCCGTACATGGAAGTTGCTGCCGTGAGCTACGACCATCGTGGCCCACCGGTTGAAGCCTGCGCCACGTGTGGCGGGTCCGGTACCAGTTACCGGCTCGACGAACACGACCGCCCCGAGGCCACGTGGCATCGGGACGGCACCGGGACACCATGCCGCGACTGCCGGGGCACCGACCTGGATTTGGACGCCCAATGGGGGCCACGGTGACAACGGGACGAGTGCTCAGCCATGTGTCGTTCCAGTGGGTCGTTCATTCTCTGGATGAGGCAGTAACAAAGGCCCGCGACCTCATCAGCGACTACGACAACCCGGATCGGTACACGCTCACGATTCGAGCGGAACCGAGCTTCTCGGCCGGGGCGGAGCGTCCGAAATATTGGTGGGTGAACGTGGACGCTGACCGTAATGACTGATGACGACGTGCCGGAAGAATGGGAACAGGAGCTGCTATGAAGGCGACAGATCTGCAATTCAGAGTGACCACGACCACCGGCAAGATGCTGGTTAAACAGCGGTACTACGACGACACCTATTTGCTAGGGGATGGTAGCCCATTGCTGTTTATTCTCGACGCTGCGTTGATTGAGTATCCATCCGGGGGCGTCAGGCTCCGCACTAAGCGTGACGTGTTGGAGTTCCCTGACGTGCCGACGATGCTCGACGCTGTTGTCGGCGGTAAATGGGAGGTAGCCCCGGTGGAAGATCGGGGCTGGAAGCCAAAGGTGGAAGATCTACGCACATGACGATCGTGACACCGAGGGTGGAGGTGCCGCGGGACCGGTTCGGGCGCCCGTTGATCACCCCACCCGACGGCGGCAAACCCGTCCCGTACACCCGGGCCACGACCTGGTCGAAGACGCTCGAGGACACGTTCAAGCTCGAGCAGTGGGGTAAGAGGATGGTCGCCATCGGGCTCGCTGACCGCCCCGACCTCCTCATGGCCGTCTCCGTGAACCGGGGCGACAAGGAACGCATGAACCGCCTCTGCGACGACGCTGTGGAAGCCGCTAAGGCTTCCGCTGCGGCGACGGTGGGCACCAACATGCATCAGTTGGCTGACATGGTGGACCGGGGGGACGAGCTCCCCACCGTCACCCCCGAGGTGTTGGCGGACCTGGCCGCGTATGAGGACGCCACCCGGCATCTCACTTGGGTCAAGATGGAACAGTTCGTCGTCATCGACGAGCTCAAGGTAGGTGGCACCTTGGACCGGGTCTACCGGCTACCCAACGGTCGGCACATCATCTCGGACCTCAAAACCGGGACCGTGGACTGGTCGATGGGCAACATAGCCATCCAACTGGCTTTGTACTCGAGGGGGGTCGCCTACGACCCCGCCACCGGCACCCGCACCCCGCTCCCCGACGTCAACCAGGACACCGCGTTGGTCGTTCACCTGCCCGCCGGTCAAGGCACCTGCCGCATCCTCGAAGTCAACATCGCCCACGGGTGGGAGGCGGCGCTCATCGCCGGCCGGGTACGCCGCTACCGCAACCACTCCAAGAAGGGGCTCCACGCTGAGGTGGCGGGGTGACCGGTAAGTGGTCCGAGTTCACCGAGAAAGAGGCGTATGGGACCCATGTTCGTCTACGCCTTCAGATGAAGAATCTCGACGAGCAACTAGCTGAACTGAACCACCGTCGTAACGCACTCCTCAAGATTCTCACTGGCATGGAGGAACTCGAGCTCAATGAGGTGGGTTTCGTACTGGACGGGCGACGTGACGAGGTGGCAGAGTGACTCGCACGCAGGTGGGTGAGTGTGTGTACCGGGGTTGCCGCAAACACCAGTTCTCCCGGCACCTGTGCTCCGCGCATTACTCCGAGTGGTGGCGGGGCGGGTCGAAGGGTTGGCGGTACAACCCTACTGGGATGGAACGCCCGGTCCAGTGGCGGGACAACGCCGCCTGCAAAGGCACCGACCCAGACCTGTGGTTCTCCAAGAAGGGCCGCAACTACGACGCCCCTTGGTTTGACCGGGCACGCAACATGTGCGCCGAATGCCCCGTCCTCATGGATTGCTACCAATGGGTGCTCGGCCTCTCATGGGAGCAGGATGTGGCCGGGATCATCGCCGGCATGGACCCCGGGCAACGCACCTACCACCGCCGCCAACTACGCAAACAACGACGCTAACGGCACCGCTATTTACCCGGAACCCTCCGGGTCTATGAAAGGAAACACATGACAATCCAAGGACCGGCACCCGCCACCACAACCGACAACGGAGACCGCTTGGACTGGTCAACTTTGGTCGGCTCCCTGTTGCTGCTGGACGTCGGCAGCCTCGAGGTGGACATCCAAACCCAGTACGGGTCAGCGGACGCCGTCCGGTGCGACGTCACCAACTTGGACACCGGCCAGGTGTGGGAGAACACCCTCGCCTGGGGCACCGTGCTCATCACCCAACTCACACCCCGGCAAGGTCAGAAGGTGTGCGCCAGGCTCGCCTACGGCACAGCCAAAGCCGGCAGGTCGGCACCGTACATCCTCACCGACCCAACCCCCGAAGACCTCGCCAAGGCAAACCAATGGGACACCCAACGCAACGCACCGCAGGCCCCCGTCCCCGTCGTGCAGAACCACCCGACACCGGGCAGCACCTCGGTGTACGAGTTGCAGCAGCGGGCCACCGCCGCCAAGGCCGGCGCCCTCGGCGACCCGACGGCGCCCTTCTGATGGCGGAACCAACCGGCAAGGACGTGACAATCAAGCGTCAACGGTGGTCTTACTCCTGGGTGATCGTCGACCCACGCGGCGAATGGTTCCGCCTGCAACCCGACTCGGATCGTTGGTGGGGCCCACGTCGCCACGCCACCCGTTTCTGGTCAAAGGAATCCGCTGAGGACCGTCTAGCGCAACTACGCGAACTGTGGGCGCTGCTGGACATCGACCGGACCCCGTTCTGATGCGGGTGGGTCAGGTGGACATGGACCCGTATTGGGTCGAGTGCGAAGAGGGGGCGATGGTCGCCAACGAGTTCGAGTTGGCGATCGGGCCTGAACTGACCGAGGAGATCCGTCGGGTGCAGAAGCAATGGGATTTCATCCAAGGTCGGATCAACAACGCCTGGCGTATCCACCGCCAACTAACCCACCCCGATCACCAGTACTCAGACTGATGTCGACGGGTGAGTTCGGGCCGTGCGCAACATGCCACACCGCAGGAGCGGCGCATGGCCCCTACACCCTATGGCACAAGGTCCCCCTGTGCCCCGCATGCCTCGAAACGGCACGCCGCGCCGAAGCCGAGGCCGCCCACCCACCCGACCCCGTCACCACCGCCGCGGTCGCCGCCGAACTCGGCAACGGGCAAACCGACCACCTCGAAGCGCTCATCAACTGGCCCCTGTTCTGGGCCAGGGACCGCACCGCCCCCGAATGGGCCATAGAACCCATCATCCCCCGCGGCAAATCCATAGCCGTGTTCGCCCAAGGCGGCCTCGGCAAATCCGAACTCCTGCTAGCTGTCACCGCCGCCGCAGCCACCGGCAGAAGGATCCTCAACCAACCCGCCGGCACCCCCCTACGCACCCTCTACATCGACCTCGAACAAACCGAAGACGACCTCTACGACCGCCTCGACGAACTCGGCTACGGGCCCTCCGATGACCTTGGGCCGCTCATCTACTACATGCTCCCCGACCTGCCACCCCTCGACACCCCCGACGGCGGCGACGAAATCATGCGACTCGCCACTCAACACAACGCCGGCCTGGTGATCATCGACACCACCGCCCGGGTACTCCAAGGGCCTGAGAACGACGCCGACACCATCCGTGCCCTCTACCGCCACACCGGCCGCCCCTTGAAAGCCGCAGGGCACACCGTCGTGCGAATCGACCACGCCGGCAAAGACCTCGAGAAAGGCATGCGCGGCACCTCAGCCAAAACCGACGACGTTGATGTGGTGTGGCGGCTCACCCAACGCGACAACGGCACCCGGCTCACCGCCACCAAACGCCGATCCTCATGGGTACCCGAACAAGTCGACCTCGTCCGGTTACAAGACCCGCTCCGGTACGAGCTCGCATTGGAGACATGGCCGGAAGGCACCACCGAGGTGGCGTTCCTGTTGGATGCCCTCGAGGTGGACCCGAACGCGTCCCGCAGGGTCGCCGGCCAAGCCCTCCGGGAAGCCGGCGAGAAGGCGCGAAACAACGTCATCGGGGCGGCCCAGAAGTGGCGTAGACAGTCGGGGACCACCCCGGGGACCACTATCGCGGAACCCCACCCGGGACCACCCCGGGGACCGAAAGGAGAAACCCATGCCACATAAGGCCGGGACCACTACGGGGACCACCGGGACCGACACCCTGAGGGTATATGGGGACCAAGGGGGCTACCTAAGGTAGCCCCTGGTCCCCAACCCTGACCCAGGAGGAGAAATGACCAAACCAATCACCGCCACCGAACAAGGGCTCGAACCTCACTGGAAGCTCCGGGTCGTCCTACCCGGAGCTCTCCTGCATCTCGCCTCAAGCACCGAACCAGAGATCTACCCTGACTCCGGTGGACTTGAGTCCATGGTCGCCGACTGGATCGATGACCACGCCTACGGTGACACCCTCGGCTACCTCGACTGGACCCAAGTCATCGCCGTCACCTGGAGGTACTCACCGTGAACGAACCACGCATCGGCCTCATCATCACCACATGGATCACCCTCGCCCTCGTAGCCGCCCTCATCGGCGGCGCCACAGGTGCCATCCTCCTCATCGCCGCCTTCCCCACCGCCGCCTGGATCAGCATCGCAGAAGCCAACCACCGGCACGCACGCCACGTCGCCAAGCTCGAGCTTGCACGCAAACACCCTGATTCCATGTAGACCTATGCACGCCCCGGAAACCCATGCCACACAAGACACTTGACAAACGCACCGCCGTGCACATACAATCACACACAGCGGAGACAGGTGTGCCCGAAACCCCCATGAACCGTGACCCCTGCGCCGAATCCCGCGACTGTGTATGGCGCTCCGCACGCCGCCTCACCAACACCGGGCGCGTCACCACCCCCCAAGACCTGTGCATCGCCATCGGCGACACCGGGCAACCCTGCGGCCGCAAAGCCACCACCCACCTAGCGGCACACTACGACGAAGACGGGCAACCCGTACCAGGGCAACCCTTCTGCCAATACCATCACCAGCTCATCTTCGAAGCCATCGCCGAACCCTGGTTCGGTACAGCCTCACTCGCAGAGATAGACCAACTCCAAGCCGAACGGGCCCGTGCACTCCAACGCATCAAACCATCCCGCGGTAAACCCGTCTCACAATGGGTGTACTTCGTAGCCCGCGGCGACAAGGTCAAGATCGGGACCAGCGTCAACCCGACGAAACGGATACGTGACCTCGAGTGCGCCGGCGGCAGCGCCTTCGACCAGGTCGTGCTCACCCCCGGCAGACAAGCCCTCGAGAGCCGGTACCATCGCCAGTTCGCTGAGCACCGCCTAGTCGGCGAATGGTTCACCCTCGCTCAACCCATCCGGTTGGAGATGCACCGGCTCCGCATCGAACAAGAACGCAGCGACCAACTCAGGTGACTGCCACCCGCCGCCCCCGCCGGCGCCCCTGGTACCGCTGGCCCAAGGGTCTACGCCAAGCCATCCTCGAGCGTGACAACCACCTCTGCCAGATCCGGTTACCCGGCTGCACCATGACCGCCGACACCGTCGACCACATCCGCCCCGTCTCCCAAGGCGGCGCATGGTTCGAACCCACCAACCTAAGGGCAGCCTGCCGATGGTGCAACACCAGTCGAGGCGACGGGCGACCCACCTCCGCCCCCACCCAGTCACCCAACTGGTGACGTCAACCGCGACTCGTCAGAAGGAGATGGGATGATGGTGGTTCGTGACTGTTACGACGAGGCCGCGATGCGCCAGGCCATCGCCCGGTTCGACGACGAATGGGGTGGTGTCTTCGTGGATCACGAGCTAGCCGAGGCGATGGCGGACGCTGCGACAGCACCACAACGAGAGCGCTGGTACACCGCTGACGAGATCGAGGCAATCCTCCTCGACTAGCGGTTCATACGCGTATGCAATTTTTTTAGTGTGAATATCGTCTCAGGACCCACTTCTTCGTCCTTTTTTTCGCTACGAGTGGAGACCTTATGCATACCGCGGTGCATACTTCGACGCCGGTTTGCGGGTGGTGCGGCCGCCCGTTGACGGGTAGCAAGCGGAAGTGGTGTTCGCCGGCGCATCGCGCCCAGTCGGTGCGCCGGGATGCCCGGGTTGCTGAGCGTGCCGAGGTTCTCGAGGCTTCCGCTGAGGTTGGTGCGAATCGGTTGGCTGCTGCGGTGACTGTGGAGGCTTTGCGGGATTTGGGCCGCCTCGAGGTGGTGGATTCGGCGCAGGTGACGGCGTTCTTAGAGCTCGCTTCGGCGGTGGATGTGAAACCGACGGATGCGGGTCTGTGGCGGGAGTACCGGGCGGCGGAGGGTGCGTTACGGGGGGTGGGTGCTGGTGCCGACCCGGACGCAGCTGAGCAGTTCATCAGGTTCCTCAACGATGACGGCGCAACCCAGGTTCGCGACGCCGCGGAGGGTTGAGCGCCCGTCGTTCGGTGGTCGGGTGTTGCAGGCGATGCGGGGTCTCGGGTATGACCCGATGCCGCATCAGGTTCACATCGCGATGGTGGGTGGCGAATACGACCCGGTGACGGGGTTGCCGTTCTTCGAGCAGATTGTGGCGATTGAGCCCCGTCAGTCGGGGAAGACGTCTCTGAATCAGGGGTTCGCGTTTGAGCGGTCGATGCGGTCCGGGTTCCGGCGTAGCGACCCGGGTGGTTCCGGTGAGTTGTTGTGGGTGCCGGGGCCGCAGCGAATCGCGTACACGGCACAGACCGGGGTGAAGGCCCGGGTGCAGTTGTTGGATCCCCCGGATGGGTGGCTTCCCAGGTTCAGGGACCGGGTGCCGTTCCTGTTGGCCCGTGAGGTGTTGTCGGCTGGTCGTGAGTCGATCCGGTTTGTGAACGGGTCGATGATCGCCATTGAGTATGGCGGTGAGGGGGTCGCCCACGGGACCACCAACCATCTGACGTTCCGTGACGAGTTGTGGGCCGACCATGACGATCTCCGGGATCAGGGGTTGGCTCCGACGACGTCAACTGTGGAGGACTCTCAGGACATTGTGACTTCGTCGGCGGGGACGATGGCGTCGACACCGTTGTTGCGGATCCGTGATGAGGGGCGGGCCCGGTTCGATGACCCGTCGTCGACGGTGGCGTATTTCGAGTACTCGGCACCGGATGACGCTGACCCGGATGACCCTGCGACGTGGCGGGCGTGTATGCCGGCGTTGGGGTTCACACAGACGGTGCGGAAGATCCGTGGGTATCGGGAGCGGTTGACTGACGGGGAGTTCCGCCGCGCCTACTTGGCGCAGTGGGTTGACGGTGACGACGACGAGATCCCGGCCTCGTTGTGGCGTGCCGCGGTGTCTCCGGGTGTGGTTGCGGTGCCGCCGTTGGTGTACGCGGTGGACGCGTCCCGTGATTTGTCGGCTGCGGCGGTGGCGGTCGCTGATATCGGTGGTCGGGTTGAGCTCGGTGAGCATCGCTCCGGGGTGGCGTGGCTCGATGATTACCTGATCGAGTTGTGGGGGCGTCACGGGTCACCGATCGCGTTGGATGCCCGTGGCCCGGTGGGCGGGTTGGGTGACCGCCTCGAGGCGGCTGGTGTGAAGGTGATCCGGTTGGATACCCGGGGTGTGCAGTTCGCGTGCCAGTGGTTCCGCACCGCGGTGTATGACGGGAAGGTGCGGGCGGCGCCGTCACCTGATTTGGATGACGCTGTGAAGGACGCGGCGCGGCGCCCGATGGGTGATGCGTGGATGTGGGTGCGGTCGGGGGGGTCTGCGCCGTTGCTGGCCGCAACGTTCGCGTTGCATGCGGCCCGTGGGGACGGTGACTCACGAACAATGGACCAGCGTGTCTGGTGACAGGAGGAACGCTGGTGCTTTCCACGATCGTTGAAACCTGCGGGTTGGTTGCCATTGTCGCCGGTGTGTTGGTGGTCGCCGGCGTCGGGTTGGCGCTGATCGTCGGCGGTGTGTTGGCTGTGGTTTGGGCGGTGGCCGCTGATCGTGGGGGAACCGGATGAGTGTTCTCGCCGGGTTCAGCCGCGACCGTGGCGTGCAACGCCAAATCGACCCCCCGTGGTTGCCGTGGGATCATGGCGGCCTGTCGCCGAGTGTCGTGTCGGCTGCCACCGCGTTCGGGTTGGATGTCGCCTGGTCATGTGTGACCCGTATCTGTGACACGATCGCGGGCCTCCCGGTTGATGTGTTCACTCGCACCGCCGATACCCGGGTGCCGGTTGAACCGCTCCCGATGGTGGTGGGCCGGCCGCAACCGGATCGCACCCGCCGCGAGTGGGTGTGGGGTGCGGCGTGGTCGATGGCGTGGTGGGGTAACACGTACGGTCGGATCACCGCCGTGGACCGGTTGGGGTTCCCGGAGACCGTTGATCTGTGGCACCCCGACAAGGTGACTGTGGACCGGTTCGCCGGGTTCGACCGGTACCGGTTTGAGGGTCGCGAGGTTGACCCGGATCAGGTTATGCATCTGCGCCGTTACCCGACACCCGGTGACGCCAAGTCGCCGGCCCCGTTGGAGACCCACAAGTTGACGTTTCGGCTCGCCGCTGTCGCTAAGAGTTACGCGGCGGACTGGTTCGACAACGGCGCCCATCCAACCGCGATCTTCTCCGACGAGTCCGGGGCTGTCATCCCCAACGACGACGTCGCGGAGAAGGTCAAGACCCGGATCCGGCACGCGTTGCGGAGACGTGGCGAACCTTTGGTGCTGTCCCGCATCAAGTACACACCGGTGCAGCTTGGCCCGGATCAGGCCGGGTTCACCGGCACCGAGGAGAAGGTTGGGTTGGCGGTGTGCCGTGTGTTCAACACGCCACCGGAACGGGTTGGGCTCGCCGCTACCGGGTCGTCGATCACGTACGCCAACCGGGTTGATTCCAACACCGACCATTTGCAGCAGACGTGTGGCCCGTGGATGGCGCCGTTTGAGGACTGGTGGAACGACTCGTTGCCGGCCAGGCAGCGGGCCAAGTTCAACGCCGACTCGTATCTGCGTGCCGACACGAAAACCCGGGCCGATATCGCGTCGTCCCGTATCCGGTCCGGTACCCAAACAGTGAACGAGGCCCGGATGCTCGAGGATGAACCACCTGTCGACGGTGGTGACGTGACCCTGTGGCCACCGTTCCGGGCGTTCAAGACCACCGAAGACGAGGAAGGCTGAGGCTCTGATGTCGCGTCCTGAACAGTTCACCGCTGAACTCGGTCCCGGTGGTCTCGAAGCCAGAGGCTACGTCGCTGAGGTGCGGGCCGAAGGCGACGCCGGTGCCCCCCGGATCACCGGGTACGCGTCCGTGTACAACCAGGCGACCACCATCGACGGCTGGTTCATGTCATGGGATGAGGAAGTCGCCGCTGGGGCGTGGGCCACCGCCCTGAAACCCGACGCCGATGTGCGGTCCATGTTCAACCACAACACCGATCGGCTACTCGGCCGCACCACCGCCGGCACCCTCATCCTCGAAGACCAAACCTACGGGTTGCATTACGACGTGGCCATCAACCCGGACGACCCGAACGCCATGTCCGTTCACGCCCAGATCGCCCGCGGTGACGTCACCGGTTCCTCCGTGTGGTTCTATGTCACCTCGGAGCGGTGGGATGAACCCACCGAAGACAACGGCTTGGAACGATCGAAGCGCACCATCCTGTCCGGTGAACTGTTCGAGGGTGGCCCGGTCGTGTTCCCGGCGTTCCCGCAAACCACCTCCGAGGCGGTAGCGATGCGTGGCCTCGGATACAACCGTGATCAGGTGGTCGCCGTGGAAGGCGCTGTCCGGGCCGCTGGCGCCACCAAAGCTTTGACTGTTGCCCGGCACACCGCCGGGATCCTTCTCGACCCTTCCCAAGCTGAAACCCAGCTGAGGGACCTGATCGCTCGACGCCCCGCTCTGCGGGACGCCGTGTGCGCTGCCGGAGCCGCCGCCGCCGAGTCACCGCCGGGTGATGGAGCCGCCGCCGCCGAGGACCTCGAGCGCGTCAACCGCAACCGCCACGCTCACGCGTTGGCCATCCTTGCCAGGAGAACATCATGAGCAAACTGCTCACTGATCTCATTGAGCGGCGTGCCCGCTTGTGGGAGAAGACCAAAGCCCACCTCGACGCCACCGACGCCGCCGAGTTCGACGGCCAGGCCCAGGAAACCTGGGTTGGTATGAACGGTGAACTGATCGAGCTCGACGCCCGCATCGACGAGATCGGCGCCGCTGAGGAGCGCACCAAGCGTCTCGCTGACAGGCGGGTCGAGTCCGGTTCCGGTGACCTGCCCGACGGGCAGCACCAGACAGGCCCGTCCGCCGCCGACAAGTTCCGGGCCCTCGCCCGGGGCGAAATCAAGAGTGTCGATTTCAAGGCACCCGGCGCCTACCAGTCGGCGTTGAAGAGGTGGCACGGTGAACGCCGTGACGTCCTCATCTCCGGCACCGCCGGTGCCATCGTCCCCGACTCGTTCCTGGGTCGCCTGTACGAGCACATGATCGACAGTTCGGCGATTCGGCAAACCAACGTCACGGTGCTCACCACAGCCGGTGGCGAGGATCTGCAGGTCCCGAAGACGACCGCGTACTCGGCTGCGACGATCATCGCTGAAGGCGCACCAATCACCGAATCCGACCCGGCGTTCGCCCAGGTCGTGCTCGGCGCGTTCAAGTACGCCATCTTGGTGCAGGTGTCGTCGGAGGCGCTCACCGACAACGGCATCGAGGACCTGGAAGGGTTCCTCGCCCGTCAGGGTGGGCAGGCGTTGGCGAACGGTTCCGGCGCCCACTTCATGACCGGCACCGGTGCGGCTCAGCCCCTCGGGGTTGTCACCGCTTCCACCCTTGGGGTGACCGGCGCCGCCGCTGTCGTTGGTGCGTTCACCGCTGACAACCTGATCGACCTGGCCTACTCGGTGATCGAACCGTACGCGGGCCGGGCTACATGGATGATGCGGCGAGCCACCGAAGGCGCAGCCCGGAAGCTGAAGGGCTCCGACAACAACTACCTGTGGCAGCCCGGTCTCGTGGCCGGCACACCGAACACCCTGCTCGGCAGGCCGGTTGTGTCCGACCCGAACGTCGCCGCGGTTGGCTTGGGAGCCAAGTCGGTGATCTTCGGTGACATGTCCACCTACTACATCCGGGACGTGTCCGGTGTCCGCGTGGAACGGTCCGACGAGTTCGCGTTCAGCACCGACCTGGTGACGTTCCGGTTCATCCTGCGCACCGACGGTGACCTGATCGACAC